TTCTTCCTAGTAAGTTATTTGCTAAATATCCCGGCGATCTTGGTAACTCTCTAGCAGCATATATCATCGACGCCGCATCTTGGCCAAATACCCCAGCTGCTATTCAAGGTGAATTTGATGCAGCTCCTGTAGGAACTGAAGTTCACGTATTCATTTACGATAACTTTGGAGAAATCACAGGTATTGCTGGTTCAGAACTTGAAAAGTTTGCTTTCCTTGACACCGAAGTTGGTGCTAAGCTTGCAAATGGTTCGAACAACAACTATATGGATGTTGTTAATTCTAACTCCAAATGGATGTATATCGCACGAGAAGTTGCAGGTAGTGCTACACCGTTCCTATTCACTTTAGGTGCTGATGTTGCTACTCCTGGAGTTGCTAATAATGCCGATATCATGACTGGTCTAGAAGAGTTTGCTGATCCTGAATTAGTAGATGTAAATCTGCTCTTCGCACAAGTTGACGCAACTGATGATCCATCGATGGTAATTGCAAATAAGCTAATGACAATCGCTGCTACTCGTAAAGATGCAGTAGCATTTGTTTCTCCGCCAATCGTTGAATCTGCTGGAGGTACTAATCCACTAGAGCAAGTTCTTGGAGCGCACTCTGCGTTACCACGAGGTATTGAAGGTTCATACGGAGTGTTTGACTCAACTGCATTATACGTATACAATAAGTATGCTGATAATTACATGTTTATTCCTGCTTCTGGTCATATGGCTGGTCTTTGCGCTAAGACAGATGGTATTGCAGAACCTTGGTTCTCACCAGCTGGATTAAATCGTGGAAGTCTATTAGGTGTCACTAAACTTGCGTTTAATCCTAAGAAAGCTGAAAGAGACAGTTTGTATAAAGCTGGTGTAAATCCAATCGTATCGTTCCCTGGACAAGGTATCGTACTCTTTGGAGATAAGACAGCACAATCAAAGCCAAGTGCTTTTGACCGCATTAATGTTCGCAGATTGTTTATCGTTCTTGAAAAAGCGATTGCAACAGCTGCTAAATACCAACTCTTCGAATTGAATGATGAATTCACTCGAGCGATGTTCAGAAATATGACAGAGCCTTTCCTACGGGATGTTAAAGGTCGTCGTGGTATTACTGACTTCTTGGTTGTATGTGATGATACCAATAATACCGGTGAAGTGATTGACACTAACCGATTTGTTGCTGACATCTATATCAAACCTGCACGTTCGATTAATTTCATTACACTTAATTTCATTGCTACTCGCACTGGAGTTGATTTCTCTGAAATCGTTGGTAAATAATTATAAATAAAGAAAGGAAATAACTATTATGGCTAACGTAGATTCATTTAAAGCAAAACTAATCGGAGGAGGCGCACGCGCCAATCTCTTTAAGGTTATTATTAATAACCCACCAATTGGAGCTGGTCTCAATACCGAGCTGCTATCATTCACATGTAAGGGAGCACAGCTTCCTGCAAGTGTTGTGGCTCAAATTGATGTACCATTTCGTGGTCGACAGCTAAAAGTTGCTGGTGACCGTACATTCGAAAACTGGACAATCACCGCTTACAATGAGGATGCTCAAGATGTAAGAAGTGCATTCGAAAGTTGGATGAATAGCATCAATGAGCATGTCAATAACGTAGGTGTTAAAAACCCATCGTTATATCAAGCGGACCTTATCGTCCAACAACTTGATCGACAAAACAGCATAACAAAAGAATACGCAATTCGCGGAGCATTCCCAGTGAATGTTTCAGCTATTGATCTTAGTTATGATGCTAATGATGCAGTTGAAGAATTCACAATTGAGTTCGCTTATCAGTATTGGGAGTCCAATACCACAAGCTAACTTATAAGAATAAATGAACTATCCCGCTGGGGCTTAAAAACCCCAGCGGGATTTTTATTATAAATATTATTATATGGAATTATTTGGATATCAGATCACTAAAAAGATAGGCGCAAAAGAAGCTAAAAAGGAAAAAGAAGTAGTATCTTTTGCACCAAAACCAGAAGATGATGGCGTTGCATCGACAGTTGCAGCCGGTGGATACTATGGACAATACGTAGATCTAGACGGTACAGCATCTTCGAATGACAGAGATCTAATAATTAAATATAGAGAAGCATCTCAACAGCCCGAATGTGATTCGGCGATCAGTGATATTGTTGATGCTGCTATTGCTTCTGCACACCAAAGTGCACCAGCTAAACTTGATCTGACTGATTTAGATCAAGGTGATAATATTAAAAAATCAATCACTGAAGAATTTAATAACGTACTATCGCTTTATAAGTTTAATAAACAAGGCGAATCTTTCTTTAAGAAATGGTATGTTGACGGACGTATATATTTTCATGTTATTATTGATGATAAGAATCCGAAAAGGGGAATTTTAGAGTTACGCCCTGTTGAATCTCTCTTTATGAAAAAAGTAAAGGAGGTTAAAAAGGTAACTGATACAAAGACAGACGCCACCGTACAAAAGATAGTTAATGAATACTATGTATATTCAGAAGACTTTAGCGGAACAGGCGCTGGTGTTGTAGGAAAAACAAGAGATGGACTTTCAGGAGTTAAGATATCAAAAGAAGCAATTATTAATGTAACATCTGGTCTTTTAGATGCTACACAAAAACGAGTAGTATCGTATCTGCATAAAGCATTGAAGCCAGTTAATCAGCTTCGAATGATGGAAGATTCATTGGTAATGTATCGTTATTCACGTGCACCCGAGAGGAGAATCTTTTATATTGATGTAGGTAATTTGCCAAAGGGTAAAGCAGAAGAATATGTCCAAGGTATTATGAATAAGTATCGTAATAAACTCGTTTATGATGCTTCTACAGGAGATATTAAAGATGATCGTAGACACATGTCTATGCTAGAAGATTTCTGGCTTCCACGTAGAGAGGGAGGAAGAGGTACAGAAATTACTACTCTTCCAGGCGGAGAAAATCTTGGTCAGATTGACGATATTCTATTTTTCCAAAAGAAGTTATATAAGACATTAAACGTTCCTCTTACACGACTTGAATCAGATGACTCATTTAATCTTGGTAGAGCTTCTGAAATATCACGAGACGAAGTAAAGTTTCAAAAGTTTATTGATCGTATTCGTAAGAAATTCTCAAATATATTGGTTGAAGCTCTTCGTATTCAGCTTATTCTTAAAGGAGTAATTACTGAAAGCGATTGGAAAGAAATCGGAGAGAAGATCAATATTGACTTTATTGAAGATAACTATTTTGCTGAGTTAAAAGAGTTTGAAATCATGAAGGAAAGATTAGATATGGCTTCACAAATGGAAGAATTAGTAGGCAAGTATGTATCTACTAAATATCTTCGCCAATCTATTCTAAAACAATCAGATGAAGATATCGAAAGATTGGATGGAGAAATTGACGACGAAAAAGATAAACCAGAAGATGACGATACGGGTGACACAGATGCAGATACAAATGCAGAAGATGATCTTAATATTTAGATCTTTAAAAACACAATTATTATAAATACAGACTATGAAGGCATCAGATATATTTAATAACATTATTACAAACGATAAAGAAGGTTCAGAGAGAGCCTTTGAACAAGTAATTCAAGATAAGCTGAAAGATGCCCTTGAAGTTCGTAAGGTTGGTCTTACAGCAACAACTTTTAATACAGAAGAAGAAAGCTAAATGAAATTAATAACAGAACATTTAGAGTCAGTAAGCTATATTACTGAAGCAAACGAAAAAGGTGAAAAGAATGTTTTCATCGAAGGCGTTTTTATGCAAGCGGAGAAAGAAAACCGCAACAAAAGAATTTATCCTAAAGACGTGCTAAGCGAAGCAACTGCTAAGTACGTTAAGGAGCAGGTTAAAACTGGTCGAGCCGTTGGTGAATTGAATCACCCAGAAGGCCCGCAGATTAATCTTGATAAAGTTTCACATCGAATTACCTCTCTTAAATTTGAGGGTAATGATGTTGTTGGAAAAGCACTAATCCTTGACACGCCGATGGGTAAAATCGTGAAAGGTCTCGTTGAAGGTGGCGTTAAGCTTGGTGTTTCAAGTCGTGGTATGGGTACTGTTGAGCGAAGAGAGAACAAAACGTACGTTAAGGATGATTTTATTCTTAACACCGTTGACATTGTTCAAGATCCCTCTGCACCGTCTGCCTTCGTTGAAGGTATTATGGAAGGTGTAGAATGGGTTTGGGATAATGGTCTTCTAAAACCTCAGCAAATTGAAGAATATGAGACAGAGATCAGGAAAGCATCTTCAGATCGCCTCGCTGAGGCACAAGAAAATGTTTGGCAAGATTTCCTCTCCAAACTCTAATCTAAAAAGAAAGTAAATATATGTCACAAGAAGATATTATCGAAGACATCACTGAAGAAGCTTTGCTTGAAGATCAGGAGCTTGTGCAGGATACATCTGCCGAAGAAGTTACTGAAGAACAAAGCTATTCTGATGCAATTAAAAGTGTTCTTCTCGGAGAATCTAAATCATCTAAGAAAGAAGTCGAAGAAGACGAAGACGAGGATGATAAGGAAGAAGACGAGGATGAAGACGAAATGGAAGAAGGCTACATGAAGGCTTCTAAATCTAAGAAGAAAATGGAGGATGAAGAGTCCGACGAAGAAGACGAAGATGAAGAAGAAATGGATGAAGCTGTTTCCAAAAAAGAATCCGAGAAATCTAAGAAAGAAGACGAGGATGAAGATGAAGATGAAGATGAAGAAGAAATGGATGAAGCTTCTAAACTACCTACAGCTACTGGTGACCCTGAAACAGCGGTTATCGTAAAAGATGGTGAAAAAGAAGCTGAAGCTACTGCTAAATCAATTGCAAAGTCAGGAATAAAACCTGTCGCTCAACCAAAAGGTAAAGGCGATGCTAAAAAAGCAAAAGGAACTCAAGACGAAGAAGAATCAATTAAATCAGTTGAAAAAGCAGCAGACTCTAAGCCAAGCGCAAAGCAAGAAGATCTCGATCTCCTTATTTCCGCTGAAGCAAATCTAACAGAAGATTTCAAAGCAAAGGCATCTACTCTATTCGAAGCAGCTGTATCCCAAAAGGTTGTTGCAGAGAAAGAGCGTCTAGCAGAAACTTATGAGCAAAACCTTGTTGAAGAGGTTACTGAAATTCGTGAAAGCCTTATTACCAAGATTGACGACTATCTAAATTATGTCGTTGAATCATGGGTTGAGGAAAATCAAATTGAAGTTGACTCAAAGCTTCGTACAGAAATTGCTGAAGGTTTCATCAGTTCTCTTAAAAATCTATTTGTTGAAAGTTACATTGAAGTACCTGCAGCAAAAGTAGATTTATTTGACGATCTAGAAAAAGAAGCTTCTGAAGTTAAAGAAAATCTTGAAGTAGCTACTAGCGAAATAAGCACCCTCTCTGAAAAGCTTGAGGTTCTTACTCGCGAGAAGATTATTTCAGAAAGCGCTAAAGATCTTGCTGAAACACAAGTAGCAAAATTGAAAGCACTTACCGAAGAAGTCGAATTTGTATCCGAAGAAGCTTTTGCTGAAAAGGTTGCAACCATTAAATCATCTGCATTTTCTTCAACATCGACTGAGATCGTAGAAGAATCAGATTCAGAAACTGAAGTTATTGTAGAAGGCGAAAGCGATATTAACGAGAATGTCTCTAATGACATGAAAAAATATCTTTCAGCTCTTACACAAATTAAAAACAACAATCCCAACGGTAAATAATTTACCACACTTACAACAATATAAAGAAAGAAATTAATATGTTTAACGCAGAAAATGACATCAAAAAGTGGGGCCCCGTGCTTGAGCACGCTGACGCACCCGCTATCTCAGATAACTACCGCAAGGCTGTTACAGCAAAACTACTTGAAAATACTGAAGCCGCTCTTAAGCAAGAGTCTGCTCAGCTTGGTTCTCTTACAGAGAATAATCAAGGAATTGGTTCTGTTGATAACTTCAACCCAGTACTTATCTCTCTTGTACGCCGTGCAATGCCTAACCTTATCGCTTACGATATCGCTGGTGTTCAGCCAATGAGCGGACCAACTGGTCTTATCTTCGCAATGAAGAGCAAATATGCTGACGGTAATGCTATCACTCCTAGTTCTAGCCAAGACGAAGCATTCGCTCCTGAAACTGGCACAGTAGCTACTAGCATTGTTACTAACGAGCCTAACACAGCATTCTCCGGTGCATCTGGTGGTGTTGGTATTGCTACAGGAACAGCTGAAACTCTCGGTGCATCTGGTAATCTATTCGGTGAAATGGGTTTCTCTATCGAGAAAGCAACTGTAACAGCTAAGACACGTGCTCTTAAAGCTGAATACACAATGGAGCTTGCTCAAGATCTTAAAGCTATCCACAATTTGGATGCTGAGTCTGAGCTTGCTAACATCCTATCGACTGAAATCCTTGCTGAAATCAATCGTGAAGTTATCGGTTCGATCAACACAGTTGCTAAAACTGGTGCTGAATCAACTGATGTTGCTGGTACATTCAACCTCGTTGCTGATGCTGACGGTCGTTGGGCATTTGAGAAGTTCAAAAGCCTTATGTTCCAAATCGAAATGGAAGCTAATACAATTGCTCGCCAAACTCGTCGCGGTAAAGGTAACTTCATCGTCTGTTCAAGCAACATCGCTTCAGCTCTTGCTTCAGCGGGTTCTCTAGATTACACAAGCGCTCTTGCATCTAACCTTAACGTTGATGACACTGGAAACACCTTTGCAGGTGTTCTTAACGGTCGCACAAAGGTCTATATCGACCCATTCGCTGCAAGCGATTATGTAACAACTGGCTATCGTGGAACTAATCCATACGATGCTGGTCTGTTCTATTGCCCATATGTACCACTCACTATGGTACGTGCAGTTGACGAAACCAACTTCCAACCGAAGATGGCTTTCAAGACTCGTTACGGAATGCAACAAAATCCATTCGTTGGTGTTGCTGATGGTGTTGGATCTGCTGATAGCAATCCTTACTTCCGTCGCTTCGAAGTATCGAATATCAACGCAGTAGACTAAGATTAATTAGTTTATAAACTTCTTAAGTGGAGGTCTTTCGGGGCCTCCACTTTTTTTGTATAAATACATGTATGACACAACTAACAGATAACTTTAATATGCTCTCGCCTACAGGGTTTAGAGTAACAATTGAATCACCTAAATTTTCGAATTTAGAATACTTCATTAGCACTGTCAGTCTTCCAACAATTTCTTTAGCAGAGGCGGAAGCTGGTTTTAGAAATTATCAGGGATTTGTTCCTGGTGATAAGGTTTCGTATGATACTCTTGATATGTCGTTTGTAATTGACGAAGATATGAAAAACTATACTGAAGTCTTCAATTGGATTAAAGCAAATGCTGATGAAAATCTTCCGGCAAAACACGACCTTATCTTGTCAATTCTAACAAGTCACAATAATTTAAATAAGCAAATTAAGTTTGTTAATGCAATGCCGACCTCTTTAGGAGGAGTTGAGTTCAATACTCAGGTTGACACAATTGACTACTTACAAAGTACGATCTCTTTTAGATATGATTACTTTGAAATAATTCTATAAAATTTAAACTATAAATAACTCTATACTATGATACTTGATGATATACTAAAAATGTGGGGTGAAGACGTTAAGATTGATGATCTTAACCTTGATTCAGAAACGGTAAAGTCTGCTAAATTGCATTCTAAATACCTCGAACTTTTTTCTTTAGCAAAGCTTCAATTAAAGCGAAATGAGATGGAGCTAGATAAAGTTCGTAAAGAGAAATGGCTTTACTATAATGGTAAGATGTCAAAAGAACAGATTGATGAACGATCTTGGAAGTATGATCCATTCGATGGAATGACTAAACCATTAAAGTCAGATATGGATATGTACTATAAGACTGATGAAGATATAGTTCGAATAACAAGTAAGATTGAATACCAAAAAGCAGTAGTAGAAACTCTTGAAGAAATCATGAACAATATTCGGTGGAGACATGGCCACATAAAGAATATTTTAGATTTCAAGAAGTTTACTTCTGGTGTATAATGATTAATATTAGGAAAAAAGACGAAGCTCACTTAGTTATAGAGTCAGAGGATTCTGGACTACTAAGAGAGCTGAGTGAATACTTTACGTTCTTCGTTGAAGGATATAAGTTCATGCCTGCATATCGTAATAAAATGTGGGATGGAAAGCTCAGACTATTTGATATGCGATCGCAGCAAATTCCGTTTGGTCTTTTAGGTAAAGTAGACGAGTTTGCCAGAGCTCGTAAGTATAAAACTATAGTAGATCCTACAATAAAACCAACATTAAGTGCCACTGACGAAGAGTTAGATAAGTTTATTGGATCTCTACCATTATCGTTAAATGGTGAAAAGATCGAGGCACGTGACTATCAGGTTGATGCGTTTAAAAAAGCTACGAAGTCTCAGAGAGCTATTTTAGTTTCTCCAACTGGATCTGGTAAATCTCTTATTATATACATGCTGTCACGATATTTCTTAAGCAAAGATATGGATAAGAAGGTACTCATCGTAGTTCCTACTACATCTTTGGTTGAGCAAATGACGAAAGATTTTGCAGATTATTCAGGCTGTGATGATGAATTTGATGTAGACGAAGATGTGCATAAGATATATTCAGGAAAAGAAAAGCACAATATCGAATCAAGTATTGTAATCACTACATGGCAGAGTGCGATTAAACTACCTCTCGATTGGTTTAGATCATATGGAATGATTGTAGGTGATGAAGCACACACATTTAAAGCGAAGAGTTTAACCACTATAATGAATCGTTTGAATCAAGCATACTTCCGAATAGGAACAACTGGTACTCTCGATGGTGGTAAAGTAAACGAGCTCGTTCTCGAAGGAAGCTTTGGTCCAACATACCAAGTAACCACCACAAAAACGCTGATCGATTCAAAGACTCTTGCAGATTTGACTATTGAAGCATTGGTACTTAAGTACTCAGACGAAGTTAGAAAGATGATGGCTCGTGCCAAATATCAGGATGAGATTAACTTTATTGTTCTGAATGAATCTCGTAATAAGTTTATCACAAACCTTACTTTGGATCAGAGTGGAAACACTCTTGTTCTATATAACCTTGTTAACAAACACGGGAAAGTCCTTTATAATATGATAAGTAAGAAGGCAAAGGGACGAAGCGTCTTCTTTGTGTCAGGCGAAGTGAACGCTGAGGAGCGAGAACGCATACGCGAACTTACTGAAAAGGAAACCGGTGCTATTATTGTAGCGAGTGTAGGAACATTTAGTACAGGTATTAACGTTAAGAATTTACATAATATTGTATTTGCTGCACCGACCAAGTCACAGATTCGAGTCCTACAGTCCATTGGAAGAGGCTTGAGAAAGTCTGATTCAGGTCAAGAGACGATTGTTTATGATTTGGCAGATGACCTTTGTTGGAAAAAACATAAGAACTATACGCACAACCATGCTATAAATAGAATTAAGATATATGCTAAAGAAGGTTTTAACTACAATATTCACCCAGTAAACATACCATAATGAATGACTTTTACGACGATATTTTTTCAGAGAATCTAGCAACATACAAACTAACTGATAGCAGCTATATAGTAGCTGAAGAGGTAGAGATCGATAAAGATACCGGATCTATTTACGTAGCAAACCCGCTTGAAATGATTAGGGAAAAAGGAGGTATGCGCCTTAAGCCATGGATAATAGTTGAAACTGATGGCATAGTTGAACTTAACTCAGCAAACATAATATGTCGAACCGAAGTTCCGAACGTGGTATCTAAGTACTATTTAAAATATATCGCTTACGATAAACTTATTAATAATATACAGAAGCTAGAAGAAGAGGATATTAATCAAGAAGTAGACCAAGATACTAACGATGAATTTGATAATCTAGATTCAACGTATGACTTCTTTGATAAACTGCATAAGCCGAAAGAATCAAGATGGGATTGGAAAGCTAACTGAAGCTCTCTTTTGGTTGAATAAACCTATTATAACGTTTTTTATGAAATAAGTAAACCTTAAAAATAGTTATTTACATATGTGATTAAATAGAGTATAATATACATTATGAAAGAAGAAGAACCAGCTAAAAAACCAGCTAAGAGAGTACGTCGTGCCAAAGAGCACTATGTCAATAATAAAGAATTTTCCCAAGCAGTCGTCGATTATGTTAACAGCGTTAATGAATCTCGCACAGCAGGAAAAGAAGAACCAGTAATTACTGATTATATCGGTAGATGCTTTTTAAAGATAAGTGACGGTCTATCCCATAAACCAAACTTTATTGGATACACATATAGAGAAGAAATGGTAATGGATGCAGTAGAAAATTGTATCAAAGCTATTATGAATTATAACGTTGAGAAAGCAACTCGCACAGGATTACCTAACGCGTTTGCATACTTTACTCAAATATCATATTATGCCTTTCTTCGAAGGATCGCAAAAGAAAAGAAACAACAAGATATTAAAGAACGATACATCGCCTATGCAGGTGCAGATGCTTTCGCTGACTTTGATTCTGAAATGCCTACTGCGCAATCAGATAATATTATTGGCTCTATTCGTGCAAAGAATCAATCAATTAAAAATAAAGATTTAGCTCTTAAAGAGTTTAAAAAGAAAAGTAAGAAGACAGA